CACACAAAAGATAAAGATCTTGCAACAGATATTGCTCTTCAGCATCTTGAAGAAATTCCAGATTATTATACTCGTTTAAAAAAGATGGAAGCAGACGCCAAAAAGCACCATAAAAAGTTTAAAGATGTGAATGTAACCGAAGAAGGTCTTCGTGATTGGTTTGGCAAGTCTAAATCAAAAGATAAAAAACCAGGATGGGTTGACGTTGTAGATGGTGATGCTTGTGCCAGAGAAGAGGGAGAAACTGCTACTCCCAAATGTGTGTCATCAGAAAAACGTGCTTCAATGAGTAAGGCAGAAAGACTTGCTGCACGGGCAGCAAAAAGAAGAGAAGATCCAAATCAACCACAAAAATCTGGTGCTTCTAAACCAACTATGGTAAAAACAGATAGAAAAACAAGAAAAGAAGAAATGAATTTACAAGAAGTCAAAGATAAACCAGGTAAAGGTAGTGGTAAAAAAGATGCCTGTTATCATAAAGTAAAATCAAGATATAGTGTTTGGCCAAGTGCATATGCATCTGGAGCACTTGTTAAATGTCGTAAAGTTGGTGCTGCCAATTGGGGAACAAAGTCCGAAGAGACTACTATCGATGAGGCAAAAAAATGTTGGAAAGGGTACAAGAAAAAAGGAACTCAAACACTTTTTGGAAAGACTTATAATCGCTGTGTCAAAGCAAATGAAGAAACACAAATGATTAGATATTGCCCAAAGTGTAAAAAAGATGAAACTCGTGATGAATGTAAATATGGTCCAAAATATTGGGATACATTTTCTATGCCAATTAAATTAAAAGATCATACACCAAATACTCCACATCCTGGCAATTTTCCAGAATCTTATGATCATGAACATTCAATGGCTCGTTCAGAAATTTCAACTATTATTTCTGCTGCCAAAAGACTTAAAAAGAAAATGAAGGGAGAAGGGAATATTGAAGCATGGGTTCAATCCAAAATTACAAAAGCAGCAGATTATTTAGATAGTGCGGCAGATTATGTAGATAGTGGTGAAATGAAGGCAGAAAGTGTTTCTAATGAACCAAAGTTAAAACCAAAATCTGGACTTGGTGGTGGAAAACCAACATATTTAAAAGGTAAAGAACCAAGAGCAACTGGAGCAAAACTTCCAGATATTCGCAAGGAGTCTATATCTATTGAAGATGCTGATGGAAATCATTATGCAGACTTTATTGATATTATTAAACCAGAACCATTAAAACCATCCAAAGGTATTGGTAGTAAACTTTTGGGAGAACAATCAAATGAATTAAAAACTTTTCAACAGTTTATGGAAGATTGGCAAAAATCAAATCGAAATGATGGTGTTGATGGTTTAAGTCAATCCACAGTCAATGCATATAAGCGTGAAAATCCAGGTTCAAAACTTCAAACTGCTGTAACTGAAAAGAAACCAAAAGGTAAAAGAGCAAAGCGTCGTGCCTCATTCTGCCGTCGTATGAAAGGGATGAAATCCAAACTGACTTCTGCCAAAACAGCAAGAGATCCAGATTCAAGAATTAATAAAGCACTTCGTCGTTGGAACTGTAACTAAAATGAAATCATTTCAACAGTTTATTTCAGAAAGCATCAATATTGCCGGTGATTTTAATGGCAATCTTTATATGAATTCGTCACAACCAGAAATTACTAAAGAATCTTTTCTTGCAGACATTGTTTGGGAGGGAAAAATATATCGTTTAGAAGTAGAAGGTAAAATGATGAATAAAAATGAACTTGCTGAACAATTGCAAAATGAATATCCAGGAGCAATAGTTCATAATGTTTATCCAATGACAGAAAATTCCATAAAGGTCAAAAACGCACAAAGATATAGACCAGAAAGATTGTCGTGGAGTGAGTGATTAATGGCACAGTGGAATATACAAACTCAAGATTATTTAAATCAAGAAAGATCTTTATTTGAAGTTAATGGTGTTGCAACAAGAGATGGAAAAATTGTTGACAATATCAATAGATTTCCCGTAAGTGTAAATCCAGATGCTTTTGGTAGAACAAGAGTATCAAATCCACTTACTCTATTTGATTCATCTCACAGATATAGAGATAATAATCTTTGGGAGAGTTTGATTGTAGGAACTGGTTCTACCGTTGGATTCGTAACTACTCAAGGATTGGTAAATATTGGTATTGGAACTACAAGTGGCGATTCAGTTATTAGAGAAACTACCAAAACATTCTCATATCAACCAGGCAAATCTCTGCTTGTATTGAATACCTTTATTCCAGCAACACCAAAAACAAACTTAAGGCAGAGAGTTGGTTATTTTGGTGCTGATAATGGAATGTATTTTGAAATTAATGGTACAACACCTTATTTTGTAGAAAGAAGTCTATCTACAGGAACTTCAACTGCAGTTGCACAATCTGATTGGAATATTGATAAGTTAGACGGAACAGGAGTTTCTGGCATTACATTAAATATTAGCAAAGCACAAATTCTTTGGATGGATATTGAGTGGTTAGGTCTTGGCACAGTCAGAATGGGATTTGTAATTGATGGAAAATTTATTCACGCACACTCATTTCATCACGCAAACTTAATTGAATCAACTTACATTACAACAGCATCACTTCCTTTGAGATATGAGATTGCTAATACTGGTATTACTACAAGCAGTAGCACTCTTAAGCAAGTTTGCTCCAGTGTAATTTCAGAAGGTGGTTATGAATTGAGGGGATTACAGCAGGCAATAAATACACCAATTACAGCACCAGTAGATTTACCAACTCCTGCTGGAACTTATTATCCTGTTCTTTCTATTCGTCTCAAATCTTCTCCAAATAGATTAGATGCTATTGTAATTTTGACTGCTCTATCACTGATAGGAACTGGAAATGGACCACAATACAATTGGCAGGTGAGAGCATCAGCAACTACTAGTGGGGGAACTTGGGTCAGTGCTGGTGCAGATAGTGCTGTAGAATATAAAATTGGTGGGGGAACTGTAAGTGGTGGAAGAATTTTAGCATCTGGTTTCTTCACATCAGCAAATCAATCTTCTTCATCAGTTGATATTCTGAAAGAAGCACTATTTAAGTTTCAGTTAGAGAGAAATGGACTGACTGGAACACCTTATGAATTAACACTCGTATGTGCATCTGATACTGCTGGCGCTGATGTTTTTGCATCATTGGATTGGGAAGAAATTAGTAGGTAATTTTTATGGCAATTGAAGATATTCAACTTAAACAAAGCGATGCTTATCTTTCTAACCCAAACTTAAAGAGAGCAAACACTCAAATTCAATTTACTGAAGAACAGATTATTGAATTCTTGAAGTGTAAGGAAGATCCTGTTTATTTTGCTAAGAATTATATCAAGATTGTTTCTTTGGATCACGGTCTTGTTCCATTTAAACTGTATCCATTTCAAGAAAAACTAATCACAAGATTTCATAAGCATCGTTTTAATATTTGCAAGATGCCCCGCCAAACGGGTAAATCAACTACTTGCGTATCTTATTTATTGCATTATGCAGTTTTCAATGATAACGTAAATATTGCAATTTTGGCAAACAAAGCATCAACTGCTCGTGATCTTTTGCAGAGACTACAACTTGCTTATGAAAATCTTCCTAAGTGGTTGCAGCAAGGAGTTCTACAGTGGAATAGAGGTTCTCTTGAACTGGAGAATGGTTCAAAGATTGTTGCCGCCTCTACGAGCGCCTCTGCGGTTCGTGGCGGATCTTATAATATTATATTTCTTGACGAATTTGCGTTCATTCCCAATCATATTGCTGACGACTTTTTTGCCTCGGTTTATCCTACCATTTCTTCTGGACAGAGCACGAAAGTAATTATTGTTTCCACTCCTCGCGGTATGAATCATTTCTACCGCATGTGGCATGATGCGGAAAGGCAAAAGAATGAATATGTCCCAACCGATGTTCATTGGTCTGAGGTTCCTGGTAGAGATGAGGCGTGGAAGGCATCAACAATTGCAAACACTTCAGAACAGCAATTTAAGGTTGAGTTTGAATGTGAATTTTTAGGATCGGTCAATACATTAATTAATCCGGCAAAACTTAGAAACTTTGTTTATGAAGATCCAATCAAAAAAAATGATAGTTTATATATTTACGAAAACCCAAAGGAAGAAAATAACTACTTAATTACAGTCGATGTTGCCAGAGGAATTGGAAACGATTACTCCGCATTTGTTGTTTTTGATATAACTAATTTTCCCTATAAAGTTGTAGCAAAGTATAAAAATAATGAAATTAAACCAATGTTATTTCCAAGTATTATTAATGAAGTTGCCAGAGGTTATAATGATGCTTGGTTATTGGTTGAAGTTAATGATATTGGAGATCAAGTAGCAAATATTTTACATTTTGATTTGGAATATGATAATCTTTTAATGTGTTCTATGAGGGGGCGTGCAGGTCAAATTGTTGGTTCTGGTTTCAGTGGAAAAAAATCTCAACTTGGCGTTCGAATGACTGCAGCAGTTAAAAAGTTGGGATGCTCTAACTTAAAAACTTTGATGGAAGATGATAAGTTATTAACTACAGATTATGATATTATTTCAGAACTTACAACTTTTACTCAAAGACATAATTCGTTTGAGGCAGAAGAAGGATGTAATGATGACTTAGCAATGTGCCTTGTAATATTTTCTTGGTTAGTTGCCCAAGATTATTTTAAAGAAATGACGGACAATGATGTTCGCAAAAGAATTTATGAAGAGCAAAAGAATCAAATTGAACAAGACATGTCTCCTTTTGGATTTATTTCCGATGGATTAGATGATTTTACAGTTACTGTTGATGAAGAAACTGGAGATAGATGGATGATTGCATCTGGAAGAGTTGAAGATAAACCTATGGAAGTTTGGAATTTAGATGAATATGGTGATAGGAGTTATATGTGGGATTATATATGATTAATCAAATTGCACTAATTTATAAATAAAAATAGATAATTCTGGATAGCACGGAGAATAAAGATGCCGCTAAATTTAGCATCTCCTGGTATTATAGTAAGGGAAGTTGATTTAACCACTGGAAGAATTGATCCAACATCAAATAGCGTAGGTGCCATTGCTGGTCCATTTGAAAAAGGTCCAATCAATGTTCCAACACTTGTTAGAAATGAAAATGATCTTCGTACAATATTTGGAAATCCTTCCTCAACTGATAAACATTATGAATATTGGCTCACCGCATCATCATATCTTGCGTATGGCGGATCTCTACAAATAATAAGATCTGATGGAACTAATTTAAAAAATGCAAAAGTTGGTTCATCTGATGTTAAAATTAAAAGTGATCAAGATTACAATGATAAAGGATATGATGAATACCCTATCAGCAATGTAACCTTTGCAGCAAGATATCCCGGATCTTGGGCAAATAACATTAAAGTTGCAGTTATTGATTCTAAAGCAGATCAAATTTTAACTGTAAATTCTGCAACTGGGTTATCTGTTGGTTTAGGAGTTAGTCAAACCGTACCTTCAGGAACTGTAATTGCTGGAGTTGGGACAACATCAGTTCTTACTGGATATTTTAAAGGTATAATTACCGACTTAGATTCTACAAATAATAAAGTTTCTGTCAAATTGTTAAGTCACGTAAGCACAGCAGGAACTGAAACTAATATAGATTACCAACAAAAAGGTGTTTATAGATTCACCACAAATAATGTTTCTTTTGTTGGTACTGGAGCTGGATCTACTTCATTTGTTGGTACAAGAGGATCTTTAGGTTCCACTGCAGCGACAAGATCTGCTGGGACAGCAATCACATCATATTATTTGGTGAGCACCTTATCTTTAGATATGCAAGGTGGATCAAATCTCTCAGACTCTGCAACCACATTGGGTATCGCAACTGCAGGTATTTCAGCAGCATCTGATAGATATCTTTTAATAGACAATGAAATTATTTCTCTTAATGGTGCAACTATTGGAAGTGGTCAAATCAGTGGAGTTACAAGAGCACAAGTAGGAACATCAGCAACATCTCATACTGATGGAACTTCTGTCTATTACTTACAGCAGTTTTCCGCAGTGGCAACGGTTACTTCTACCGTTTCGGCAACTGATACTACAATAGGAATTAATACAACTCGTACAGGTCTTTCGACAGTATTTAATTCAGGTGGATATGTTACAGTCGGACCAGAATTTATTAGAGTTACAAGTTATCTTGAAGGTACGACAAGTGAAAAATCAGTTTCTGCAACTGCAGATTGGTTTGAACAGCAAGAATTTACACTTACTGCAAACACAAATAATAAGAGAAAGTGGTCTTCAATCGCACCAAAACCACAAACTTCATCATATGCTGCAGCAAGAGGATCCAGATTTGATGAAATACACATTTTAGTAATTGATGCAGATGGATCAATTAGTGGTAATGAAGGAACTATTTTAGAAAAACATTTAAACGTTTCAAAAGCTAAAGATGGTTTATATTCGGTAGGATCACCATCATATTGGAGATCTTATTTGTATAATAATTCATCTTATGTTTTTGGTGGTTCTGGTCCCGCAGGAATTACAACAATATCGTTTGATTCTGGATATACTCCATCATCCAATATTGAATGGGATCAAAATGCAGATGGAGTTAAATTCGGTGCAATTGGATCCACAACATATACTTTTAGTGGTGGTCTAAATTATGATGGAACCTCAAATGTATTAAATTCTGGAGCATTTAGTGCTGATGTATCTGAGATTTCAAATTCATATGATTTACTGAAAAACACTGAAGAATATGATATTGATTTCTTATTGATGGGTTCTTCAAATTACAGTAAAGAAAAATCACAATCATTAGCAACAAAACTGATTGAAGTGGCAGAGTATAGAAAAGACACTGTTGCTTTTATTACTCCTTACAGATTAGCATTTTTAAATGATACTGTTTCTGGAGAAAACGTTACTGTAAATTCAGCATCATCTATAACAGATGAAATAATTTCGTATTATAGTTCTGTTCCATCATCGTCATATGCAATATTTGATAGTGGTTATAAGTATATGTACGACAGATTTAATAGAGTGTTTAGATATATTCCATTAAATGGTGATATTGCTGGATTATGTGCCAGAAATGATGCAAATAACTTCCCCTGGTTCTCACCAGCAGGAACTTCTCGCGGATCAATTTTAAATGCAGTAAAACTTGCATATAATCCGGATCAAAATCAAAGAGATTTGCTTTATTCTAATAGAGTTAATCCCGTAATTTTCTCTCCTGGTGGTGGAATTATTCTATTTGGAGATAAAACTGGTCTTTCAAGAGCTTCTGCATTTGATAGAATCAACGTTCGTAGATTGTTTATCTATCTTGAAAATGCTATTTCCGCAGCTGCAAGAGATCAATTGTTTGAATTTAATGATGAAATTACAAGATCAAACTTCGTAAATATTGTAGAACCATTCCTTAGAGATGTTCAGGCAAAACGAGGAATATTTGACTTTAGAGTTGTTTGTGACGAAACAAATAACACTGCTGCTGTTATTGATAATAATGAGTTTGTTGCAGATATTTACATTAAACCTGCAAGATCAATTAATTATATTGGATTGACTTTTGTTGCAACCAGAACAGGTGTTGCATTTGAAGAAGTTATTGGAAACGTTTAATTTTTATAAACTTAACCAGGAGTAAAAAAATGGCAGTAAGAACTATTACAGATTTTAAAAACAGATTAACTGGTGGTGGTGCCAGACCTAATCTGTTTGAAGTTAGACTGAATTTTCCTACAGGAGTTACTTCAAATAGTGGAAAAAATGATTTATCTAATTTCTTAGTCAAAACAGCAGCACTTCCAGCATCTAATGTTGGTCCAGTTGAAGTTCCTTTTAGAGGAAGAATTTTAAAACTTTCTGGAGATCGTACCTTTGATACATGGACTGTAACTGTAATCAACGATACTGATTTTTCATTACGTAGTAGTTTTGAACAATGGATGAATTTAATTAATAAGCACAGTGATGCTACCGGAAGAACTAATCCGTCAGATTACATGAAAGACGCTTATGTAGACCAATTAGATCGTGACGGATCCGTTTTAAGAACCTATCATTTTCATGATGTTTTTCCAACTAATGTTTCCCAGATTGACTTATCTTATGATACTACAGATACAATTGAAGAATTTACTGTAGAGTTTCAAGTTCAATGGTGGGAAGCACTTAAAGGGACAAAGGGTGGCGAAAATATCGTCTAAATAATAAACAAAGCAGTTAAATTTATAAAATGGCGAAACTTTTTGGTTTTTCGATTGACGATAATGAAGAAAAATCTAAATCTATAGTTTCCCCCGTTCCTCCATCAAATGAGGACGGGGTTGATTACTATATACAAAGCGGATTTTATGGGCAGTATGTAGATATTGAAGGTGTTTATAGAACAGAATATGATTTAATTCGTAGATATAGGGAAATGGCATTGCATCCGGAATGTGATAATGCCATTGAAGATGTTGTAAATGAAGCTATAGTAAGTGATCTATATGATTCTCCAATTGAAATTGAATTATCTAATGTAGATGCAAGTGATAAAGTAAAACAAAGTATTAGAGAAGAATTTAAATATATTAAAGAGATTCTGGATTTTGATAAAAAATGCCATGAAATTTTTAGGAATTGGTATGTTGATGGTCGCTTATTTTATCTAAAAATTATTGATGTTAAAAAACCTCAGGAAGGCATCAAAGAAATTAGATATATAGACCCAATGAAAATGAAATATGTGAGGCAAGAAAAGAAAAAAAATGGCAATGAATCTCTGGTTTTAAAAAATACTACAGAAAATATTACGGATCATTATCCAGAAATAGAAGAATATTTTCTTTATACACCAACTCCAGTTTGGCCAAGCGGAATGATTTCTGGAGGAAAGCAACAAAAGTCAATCAAAATTGCAAAAGATTCTGTTACATATTGTACTTCAGGGTTGGTTGATAGAAATAAAGGAACTGTTCTTTCATATCTTCATAAAGCAATTAAAGCACTCAATCAACTGAGAATGATTGAAGATTCTCTTGTGATTTATAGATTATCAAGAGCACCGGAAAGAAGAATTATTTATATTGAGGTTGGAAATCTTCCCAAGGTAAAGGCAGAACAGTACCTTAAAGAAGTGATGAATCGTTATAGAAATAAACTTGTTTATGATGCTAGTACGGGAGAAGTTCGTGATGATCGCAAGTTTATGAGTATGCTTGAAGATTTTTGGCTTCCAAGAAGAGAAGGTGGTAGAGGAACAGAAATTACTACTCTTCCAGGAGGACAAAATCTTGGAGAACTTTCTGATATTGAATATTTTCAAAAGAAACTTTATAGAGCATTGGGAGTTCCAGAATCCAGAATTGCAAGTGATGGTGGGTTTAATCTTGGTCGTTCATCAGAAATTTTAAGAGATGAATTAAAATTTGCAAAGTTTGTTGGTCGTCTAAGAAAACGATTTGCAAATTTATTCAATGATATGTTAAGAACTCAATTAATTCTTAAAAATATTATTGCACCCGAAGATTGGGATGTTCTAAGTGATCATATTCAGTATGATTTCTTATACGACAATCAATTTGCGGAATTGAAAGAGTCTGAACTTATGAATGAAAGACTCAATCTTGCTTCAGTAATCGAACCATATATTGGAAAGTATTATTCTGTAGACTATGTAAGAAGAAAAATTCTTCGCCAATCAGACTCTGAAATTATCGAAATTGATAAACAAATTAAAGAGGAAATTAAGAAAGGAATTATACCAGATCCAAGCACAGTAGATCCAATTACCGGAGAACCTCTCCCACAAGATGGATCTCAAAATATGCTCGGAAATGTTCCTCAAGAACCAGATATAAACAGTTCAAGTGTTGAAGTAAAAGAACCCAAAAGAAACAAAATATAAATAATCGTATAATGTTATAAAAATTTATGGAAGATTTAATTGACTTAATTGCAACTGATCAATCTGCAGCTAAAGTTTCAGATAAAATTAAAGAACTTTTATATGTAAAGGCAGCAGATAGAATTGATTCTGTCAAACCCATCATTTCTAATTCTATTTTTGGTGATGGTGAAAATCAATCTGATGTATCGGAAGAAGAGTAATGACTATTACTAAAATTGTAACAACTCAAGAAACTACCGGAACTAATGCTGGTGCAGCAACCAGTATTAGCGGTGCAACTTGTGTTCGTTTGTACAATATAACTTCAGGAATAGTTACTGTTGGTGTAAGCACTGTAGTTGGAGCAGCATCAACTAATTATTTTTCTATGCCAGCATCTTCAATTGAATTTTTATCAAAACTTCCAACAGATGTTATTTGGTCATCTTCAGAAATTAGAGCAAATAAAGTAGCATTCACTAACTAAAATGAAACTCATCACAGAAGAAGTACAGCAGGTCAAATTCATCACCGAAGGAAAGGGTGCTGAAAAGAAAATGTATATCGAAGGTATTTTCCTTCAGGGTGATATTTGTAATAGAAATGGAAGAATGTATCCAATGGAAACACTTTCTCGTGAGGTAAAGAGATATACAGAATCCTTTATCAACAAGGGACGTGCTTTAGGTGAATTAGGTCACCCAGATGGACCAACAGTAAATCTTGATAGAGTTTCTCACAAAATCATTTCTCTTGAGCAAGATGGGTGCAATTTTAGAGGAAAAGCTCAGATTCTTGAAACTCCTATGGGTAAAATCGCCCAATCTCTTTTAGATTCTGGTGTTTGCCTTGGTGTTTCTTCTCGTGGTGTTG